GTAGGCTTCAGCAACTTCTTTTTCAAAGATCACTATATCATCACCTAAGAGTTCATAGTTGTCAAATCAGCTAGTAAATATACCAGCTTCTTTGGCAGCCATTTGAACAATTAGGTGATGGGTAACAGCAAGCATTGCCCAAGAGGACAATGCTCCCATAGGTTGACCGACAGCATACCGAAAATTGTCTGATCCACCATAAAAGGTTGGGTCATCCAATTTATAGTCTCTGTCAGTTAAAAGACTTCCTCATCAAATCGCAGCCTGAACTCCAATTATGGGTTTCAGTACTGCAATCTGAAGATAAAGTGGTAACCTATCCGTAGCGGCCGAAAGATCGTAACCAAACGATAGTTTAGCTTTGTCAGCCTTACTTTTGCACCGAAGTACAGAAGCATGTTGATCAAAGGTACCATCATTTGGGAGCGACCTTAAGAAAGAAAAGAGCATTTCATGTAGAGGTTTTAAACACGATTGTGTTCAAACATCCACCAATGCAAATACTCTGACCTTTCCCGCTGGTTCCAGTTTACAAGCTAATTGACCTTGAGATTCATTTTCCTTACGGGAAATGTTTCTTGTAGGTTTAAAAGTTCGTAAAAAGAAGTCAAACTTTTCTAATAAATCGAATTGTTTGAATTCTTGTAAGAGGCCCCTTAAGGGAACATCAAGACCTGCATTCTTTAACAAATGCACGTCTGTGATCCACCCTGTCCAAGAACTCTTACCCGAAGGGGATGCTGTTTCCAGCGCTAGCAGGCCATACTCTTTCTTCAAGGTGTTTATAGGGAAACGAGACAGGTTCTTCTCTGCTAATGCAGAAAGGAACTCACCTCCTCTCCTTAACTCATCTTGATCACCAGAATATGGATCCGTGATGGTGTTTAATTTAAGAACACCATCTATCTTTATTACTCGGTAAAGTGAGAAGATACTCATTCAAAACCGGGTAACGAAGGCATTCCCAGAAAGAATAGCTCGTCTGTCTGCCAATGGAATAATCCTTGGTAAACTCGACCTAGTTAATCTGGGAAACGGGTAGTCAGGATCAATCTCATTAAGAGATTTGATCCTCTCTCCGCTAATTCTTTTTTGTAAAGCCAATTGACAAGATTTGAGATATTTTACAACATACACTGGCCCATGATGCTTTCGCATCTGGAACAAGTATTTTATAAATCACCTCATAATTTGAAGTCTTTTGGTGACGTTTATTGGCTTATCAGAGCAGGCGAAGATTACTCTTCACCCTATCCGGTTCACCAATACTAGTAACTCAAAAGAATTACCTAGCGAAACCATAGGTTCCGAACGTATACCATCTTTAAAAGCATTTTTAAATGAGAATTCCGTGAAATTATTTTTTAATTTTTTCATAGTTTTTTTAAATAAAAGTGCCCGATGGATGCATCCATGTATAATACCCATTACAACCAGTAATGGATATTATCATTTAATCCTCCCTTTCGGTTCCGAGGGGTTGTTTACAACTTCTGGACTCCGAATGAGGCATTCTAAATGAATAGACAAGGTCTGACCTGGTGAAACGTGCAGCTTTAAGTTGTACCGTTTCCAGTATTTCCTCTTAGCATCTGCAACCGCAGGTGTGAACCACTCTATCCCTTTTAGGATCCCCCACTCTTATGAGTGTGGAATGGGAGGACCGATGCGAACCAAAGAAAGGTCGTATTAGTTCAAATCTATTTCCGCTGTTCCTCGAAAGAGGTACGGCAGGCTAAGAAGTCACTAAAACTCCCCGTCTCTTAAGGATGAGGTTCCCCGTTATTATAAGGGAGCCCCATACTATAGA